CGGTGGGCGGCGCGGTGGACGGCGCGGTGCACGACGCGGTGCGCGTCGCGGTGGGCGGCGCGGTGCACGACGCGGTGGGCGTCGCGGTGCGCGACGCGGTGCGCGTCGCGGTGGGCGGCGCGGTGCGCGACGCGGTGGGCGTCGCGGTGGACGGCGCGGTGCGCGACGCGGTGGGCGTCGCGGTGCGCGACGCGGTGCGCGTCGCGGTGGGCGGCGCGGTGAGCGGCGCGGTGCGCGACGCGGTGGGCGTCGCGGTGGGCGGCGCGGTGCACGACGCGGTGGGCGTCGCGGTGGGCGGTGAAAAACAGATACATCATGCAGTCAAGGATGTTATCTGTCGCAGCTGGGCCAACTACATCGGCGGTCAATTCTGGCCAAGCGGCTGGTACTGTGGTGGCGCGTTCATGTCATTTTTCCGCGAAATCTGCTCGCTGGAACTCGCAGGCGACCTGTGGGAGCGTGGTCTCGCCTATGAAGATACGATCAAGTCAGCGTGTTGGTGGTACCCGCACCGCGACTTCGTCATAGTTTGCGAGCGGCCGGTATTTATCAAACTTGAACTGGCCAATCCAGCCCGCCCGCACGGAATAGGTTCACATCGCTTGCACGGTGACGGTGGCCCGGCAATAGTTTGGCCGGATGGATGGGGCGTGTACGCAACGCACGGTGTGCGTGTTCCGCCTTGGATCATCGAACAACCTGACGCAATAACAGTTCAGTTGATCAACAAGGAAACTAACACCGAAATACGCCGGATCATGATCAAGTTGTACGGATATGCTAAATATCTGTCCGACGGTAATTTTGATCTGATCGAAGCGCGCGAGACAAATGATGCATTAGTCGGTCTGCGTGATTGCAAACTATGGAAGAGTAGCGACACAGTGCTGCTGGACATGCTCAACAGTACGCCTGAGCCTGATGGCTCGACAAAACGCTATGTGCTACCGGTTGATCCGCAAGCCTACAACGGCCGTGCATCGCGTGAATGTCTAGCGGCTATGGCTAGTACGTGGCGAAAACCATCGGACCCGACACAACTTTATTTTGCGTCGCCGGAGCACTATCGGCCGATGGTGGAATCGTAATGCTAAGGCAAAGCCGATGAGACTTCCAGAACTTCCAGAACTTCCAGAACCTTCCAGTGCCGTATTCTCGTCAGTTGAAGGTGAACAGCAGCGCACGCCGTATGGCGGGTACAGCACGGATCAGATGATCGCCTATGGCCACGCCTGCACAGAGGCAATGCATGCCTACGTCACAGACCAAGACAAAGCGCTTGAGTTTGCACTCAAACTGCAACCTGATCCGGATGGGGCATTACTTGACCGTGCACGCATCGCCGAAGCACGCGTCGCCGAGCTTGAACAATTACTGGCCGATCAACATAACAGACTTTTGGAGGACTACCGATGTCTGACCGATATGATGGGACCATAACCAATGCCCGCGCGATGCGGCGTGTAATGAAAGCGCTTGGAATTTATGCACCAGATGTAAAACACGATTGACCGGCCAGGCTGTAGCGGACGCGCCATCAACAGGATGAGCAAACAGTAGAGAGACGATGAGAGACATTGGAACTATCTTACGTCGCGTAATGGTTGATCTCTCGATCACGGAGGATGAGGCTAAGGTTGCGCACATTTATCTCGACTGTTGCTTGAAACGACAGAAACGATTCATAACATGGCTCGGCGTATTGTGCGCAATGCTGCTGGCGCTTGTTGCTACAATGTGGGGAGGACGAGCAATCGGTTGGCTATGACCCTAAGAGATATATGGCGCAAGCACGCCATCAACAGGTTGAGCAAGCAGTAACCGAAGGGGCTACTAATGAGCAATGACGTGACTCTCCTCCCAGATGGTAGTGCATTCATAATTGGACCATTCCCGCTGCCGAAAGACCATTGGCTGTACGCGCGAGAGCCGAATGGGATAATGAACGCGACTGCATGGCGGATACGCCGCATCCGATATTGACAAACGCGCAGCGAGAGGCAGTAGCTACGGCAGCACGGTATGCGATTCGCGGAGCGACAATGTGCGGAAAGGAAAACGACTTCGATCCCGACGCGCTAGTACTAAACTTAGTATACGCCATCTGTGGTCCGGCCGGGGTTTTTTCGGAATCATGCACATGCCGATAGCCTTCGACCTTGTGGCGCACCTTCGGCGACAAGCCGAGTTCAGCGCACGCACGTTCGGGCCTGGCGCTCGCGTGGAGGGCGTGACCGACCACATCAGCAAGGAGCTGAAGGAAGTGCGCGACAGTGGCGGTGCACTGAGCGAGTGGGTGGACGTGATCATCCTCGGCCTCGACGGTGCATGGCGCAGCGGCGCTACGGCCGAGCAGATCGTTGCAGCAATCGCCGCGAAACAGGCCAAGAACGAGGGTCGCAGGTGGCCTGACTGGCGTACCGCCGAGCTGGGCAAGGCCATCGAGCACGACCGCACCACGGACGTTGCATGAGGCTGATGCCTAAATGAGGCCAGGGCGCTTGGCAAAATATTCATTGAGACGGCACGATCGCGAGAAACGGCACCTCAAAGTGCACCCGTACGTAATGCCAGCGACCGTCGATCGTGATCTTGCGGTACAAATGGATTGTGCGCGGAGCATCAGGTCTGTAGGTTTTCACCAGCTCAGGGCCGAGGCGTTGGCACAGCTCACCGAAAGTCAGACCGTCTAATTCGCTGCCTGGTTCGATCACGAATGCGTGCAAGGACTTCGGCGGTTTGATCACTTGTCCGCCCCCGCGGGAACGTACTCGTAGGTGATCCTGACTCTGATCCTGCCGTGAACCGCGCGCAAGTGATAGGGATCGAAGATCGTGTGCACGATGTATCGGTCCCAGCGTCGTTTGTAGATCGCCCGCCCTTTGGAGTCGTGTACGATCCCGCCGCCGGCCCTCACGATCGCATGAGCAACGGCCTTTGCAACAGCTCCGAACGGGAGATCATCGACTGCCGCCATTCGGCCACGCGGCGATCATTTTGGCAAGGTCGGCTGCATGGAGTTCAGCCGCGTCAGCCATTCTTCCCGCTTCGCCGTCAGCCTCTGCAAATAATTCCCCGAGGCGGGCGGCACGGTTACGACAGGCATCGAGGGAGTCTGTGGCGGGGCCACGGGCGCCGATGGCAGCAAGGGCGTCGCGCAGCCCACGAGACTCAGTGTCAGAGCGCTTGCGAGCATTCTGTACGGTTTGCAGGTCTTTTGCATGGCTTGCCTCGGCGGCGTGAAGTTTGGTTGACCAGTCTTGCTCGATCTGCCGGTTCTCGGCTTGCTGCGCGGCGATCGCCGTTTGATTCTCAGCCGCCGCCTTGTTCCACTTTGCCGCCCAGATATTATCAGCGAGCTTGTAGCCTCCCCACCCCGCCGATGCGGCAATGGCGGCGGCGATGACGGCATAGGCGATCAGGCGGTACGGGATCATCGGGACAACGCTCCGGCAAGCACGGCGATCAGTACCACGAATAAAAGCCATACCGCGATCGTCTTGAGTTCACGCGTGTAGGCGTCTTCACCGGGCGTCAAACCTTTTTCCTCAAATCTCGGAAGTCTCATCGGCGTTCTCGATCGTGATCCAGACCTGCTCGCCAGTTTGCCGCGCCTTCAGCAAGGCATCAAAGAGCCGATTGTAGGCGACCTTCGAGTCGCGCAACGACTCCGCATGCCATGCCACACCGACCAAGATGCAGCCGAGTGTGTCGGCATCAGTGTTTCCCGAATGAATCCTAATGCCATGGAAGCCTGGCACGTTAAGCAGCAGCGGCATGTCCGCGCCGAAGCGGTTCGAGTACGTGATGATGATCTCGTATCGTCCTGCCGGGATAGCAGTCTGCCCGTACACCTTTTTGCCTTCATCGGCAGACGTGGCAGGATCGTCCACCCTGACCATGTCTTCGAGACTGAAACACTCCAACTTGTCGCCGATGTAAAGCTCGCCGAGCGTGCTGTGGGCGCCGGATTCATCACGTTTGAGAGTGAGTTCCATCAGATGTGATCCGCATCAAAGGGATTAAGGAGTTTCTGAAACCAGCGCGCGATCGACCCCTGCCAGTCGTCGTCGTTAACATGCCGGCGGCATCTGCGGGTGTACGTCCATGACCAGAATGCCCACCGCTTCCAGCCTTTCTCTTTCTCGCCCGGAACGCCCCAAGGCCATTCCAAAAACAGCAGTGAGCCGGCCGTCGCGTTGAAGACCAGATCGAGGATGTAGCCGATCGCGATCGGAGGCCCGATCAATGCGTAGGTTGTCCAAAGGAACTTCTGCCCGGCCAAGTGCGCCGTATGCCAAGCGCCGAAGATGATAAAGCAGAGATAGAACACCCAGATCAGACCGCCGGTCCAGAGCACGAGATCAATCATCTTTGCTCTCCAACGATGGTAGGCGGTTTGCGGCAGTGTTTTCGTACCTTAAGCAGGATGCCAAGGCCAAAGATCAATATGCCGGCGTACAGCAATACGGATTGCGGCTTCGCGACCTCATCCTGAACAACATGGCCGATCCGCACAACGCAGGCCAGGCCGACGACACTCATCCCGAGGCGTTGCACCCAATTGTCGCGGTACTTTTCGCTCACGCTGCCCCAAAAACACAAGGCAAGGATGCCAAGCATAAGTGCGATGGCAATGAATTCCATGAACCCGAGATCGCCCATATTAGCCTCCGATCCGTTTTTTGACTGCCTCCAATATCACGGTCCACGCCTCCGAGACGTTCGCGGCCTTGATCATCTCGTAGACTTTGCCGGCGCAAATCATGCCGAATAAGCCTACGGCTAACCCGATGAACGAGATAGCACCCGCATGCGTGATGTCCATCATCCACGCAATCCACGGACCGACGTAATAGGAGATCGCGCTACCGCCGACCCAGGTGCTCAGCTTCAGGCCCCACGTGCCTTCGAGCCAACGCAAGGCAATCCCGCTGCCGATGGCACCGGGCGCGGCCTGTACGACTTCCGGAGGGATTTCCATCATTGTCCTTTACGAACGATCAACTTGAGCACGTCGGTGTACTTGCCGTCACCCTTCAGGCGCCAGGCGGCGTAGGCAAGGCCGGCAATGAATGCGATTGCTCCAACGGTTGCGGTAAACATGATTGCTCCTTGTCCTTCGGTTGCTCAATTCGGATCGTATTCCGCGGCCAAAGCGGCTGCCACATCCTTCTTGAAACGTCCTGAAATTTCCAGATTGATTTCATAACTCCTCCTTAGAACGCTGCCATGTAGGTCACAGATACATAGGTGTTTGCCACTGCTGCCCATGTTGGACACATGAGATTTCCATTAGGAAGCATCATCGCCGACGAATGACTTACACCGCTCGTGTCACTGAATGCACCACCACCACCTGCTTCTGCTGGCGCGATCGCCGCTGGGAACGCATTGAAAAACGACGTTCCGGAAGTCGAGGCAATCGTGGTCGTGCTCGTTGCTTTAATAATGACGAACACCATCTTGCCACGCTTGACATATCTACCTGTATATGTTGGCGTGCCTACTACGGTGAATCCATTGGCTGTAGGAGTAAACGTTCCCTCCATCGGTTCCGTGTACACCGTGTTGCGCGCCCCACTGTTCACGACTTTGGTTGTCGCAACAATTTGCGGGCAGATCACGATGTTATCGACTGCCTCAGAACCGGCGAAATTAATTCCATTCGTCAATGCGCCGGCATTTACGTCGATCGATGTAATTAGAAATGTGTCGAGTTTGCCAAACGTTCTAATGCCGTTATCTGCGGTGGCATCGATTGATTCAATTGACCCTTCCCATTTATTCGCAGCTAGCGGCAACGTCACCCCTGATGCACCTATTACCAGTGCATCGTCTTTCCAATTGGCAAGTAAGTGCCACGAAATATGATTGTCATTGAATGCGGAAAGGCCGGCCCCTCCAGTTACCGGGTTATCAACTTGAATGCAGTTGTTCACAAAACCACCGCCATCTATTCCGCCAAATTCAAATCGACTATTGATGATGGCGCGATCCTGAGCCGGGGCAAACGTCACCATACTGCGAGGAGAACCGCTGGTGAACTGCAACATATGACGGATAAATACCTTGCTTTGCTGAAAGTGATTGCCACCGAATTGAGGTTCGTCAACTGTCGGGTTGAATAGAACCATTGTTTGTCCTGCGCTACCGCCAGATCGTTGCAGCACGCAGTCCATGTCCACAGTGCAATTATCGAGCGTGTTGAACGTCAAGACATTGCCGCTGATGTTGTCCCACCGGATAATGCAGCCCTTGAAGATGTAGTTCATATAGGCGGCAGGGCCGATACTCACGGCCGTTGTGCAGTTAATCCTGTTGACATGCGCTCCGGCTGCCGTGACCCCAGGACCAATAACTTCCAGCGAATAGCCGTTGGTCTGCGCGTAGTTGATGGCTTCTTGCAGGCCTGACGTGGTGGTTCCTGCGGTGCTGATTAATGTCGAATCCGGCGCCACGACGACCCACAAACCGCCGGAACGAGTCATCAACACGGTCGCAGGCTTTGGTAGCGTGGCTTGAAACGTAAGCGTCTCTGGTCCTGCTGCCTCGACCAACGCGATTCCTGCTCCTGCGGTTGCGGTTCTAATTGCCATTATGCGTATTCCCAAACAAGCACGATGCCGTCGGCACCAGAACTGGAAGGGCCACCCCCGGCACCGCTATTCGCTTCCCCTGTTGTCGCAGTTCCACCACCTAGACAAGCCGATGATCCGCCGGAGGCAACAGTACCGACATTGCCGCGGAGATTTATATCGCCGCTGGAACCTACACCAGCACTACCGGATGTATTGCCACCGGTCGCTGTTGCGTGTGCTCCAAAGCTTGAACTATTTCCATTAGCGCTAGTCGCGCCACCAATGCCAACAGTAACGGTTTCTGTAGCCCCCAACGAAGCAAGCAGAACGTGCTTTTTTGAATAGCCTCCTGCACCACCGCCATTAGAGGCACCATTGCCGCCGGCGCCGCTTGCCTGTACTTCAACCAACACAGAGCCGACCTCCGTAGGACGTGTCCACGTGCCTGATGCCGTGAATTTCGTTAGCCGCAACAAACTTCCGGTAGGCACCGCAACCATAAGTATGCCATCGACAAAAATCGTTCCTGCACTTGTGCCAACTCCAGGCACACCGCCGGTGAACTTGACTTTCGCAAATCTCGAAGTGCTCGGCGCCGTAACCCGTCCGCGTTTTGCCGTATATACGGTTTCTGTATTTGCCAATGAGTAAACCGTAGAGACTGAAATTTGCGCTTGCGCAGAGTCGTACCAAACAATCTCCAACTTGCTTGATACGTTTGCGATACTTCCTTTCACATAACAGGAAGCACTAAAAATTCGACCATCGGCGACAGGAATAAAGGCGCTTGTTAAAATATCGCCACCACCGTTTGCCGTACTGCTGCTTGTAATCGAAGTCGCGTAAGACCCATCGATAACGTTCGAGGCGGTACTCGTAATAACGATCGACCCGCCGGTGTATTGGGTGACGGTCCACGATGTCAATGCACCAACTTCAAATGATCCGTTACGAACGTAGTTCGAGCCGATTTCGATGAGTACCGAATCGACTCCATCGTGACTGTGATTCTGCACGGCACCAGTAGTGAAGCTCGCGCCAAGCCACTCGCGTAAGTGGATCAGGTCATCACGAATGCCTGTCATCAGCGCCTGATCGGCAGGCGACTCTGCGTCTACCGCGCCATCGGCAATCGTGACCCACGCTTTAGAGATTGCAGTCATGTCAGATTATCAAGTAACCTGCGGTGCCGTCGCTCATCAAACCGGAGGCATTACAAATGTAAGCGTACCGTTTTTCATTCGCCGTTGCTGAACCAAAATTCGCCTGTCCGTTAGGAGCGATAAATGCATATCGCCGGCCGGCAAACGTTGTCGTCTGTGCCACGACCTCGCGCTTATCCGACTCCTCGGACACACTCAAGATTCGACAACGTGACACTTTGGCATTGCCTTCAGTGTCGGTCAACAAGTCGGTCGTGACGTCTGCCAGTTCACCAAGCTCGACCGGAGTCATGCGATCAATGTCGAATGCAATTTCGTATGGCGCATCCCTGACGTAAGACAATCTTCGCGCGACTAGCGCTGAAACATGAATCTCATTCGCGGCGGACAACCACGAGCTTTGCTGAACGTCCGTCCGAGTATCGGCATATTCGAGATCACTTTGAGCTTCGGTGTCAATCCTGACTTCCGCGCGGAGATAGTTTTTGTTTTCTCTTTCATTGTCCGTTGCCGATCGAATGTCATAGTATTGCGCCGTTTGAGTGAGTCGTGATCCATCCATACGTGAGATATCGACGGACTTCAGTATCATCGTATCGTTTGTGTATGCTTCGCCTGATGCGCTGATGTTCGGAACGTTTACCTTGAACTGGACAAGTTGTGCAACCGGGTTCCACCACACCATCAGGTTCAGGTCTTCGCAGAGGTTAGACAATTCATTGATGATGGTTTCCGGCTTGCTTCGACAAGTTGTAATATAGGCAACCTCACGAAGCCAAGTCTCATCCTCGAATGCGAGCATCGTTGTATCGATGTATTGTGTTGCAATCCCGCCGGCCTCAAGCAATTCCTGTACAACATCACGAACACGTGCCGATGACCAGACCTTGCAAAGCTGTACCTGCTTATCGAAATTGTGTGACTCTCGCGTCGTGCCGAACTGCGCTCGATACGTTCCGTCGGTGAGGATCAACACATCGTTAGAACGTGACGAAAACCTGATGATCTCATCGGAGATTCGAAAGTATCCGGAGTCACCGTACTGTGCGCCATTTCCTGAACCGACATCGATCCGCAAACGGACGATCTCGAACTGAGACGTTGTGTCAGGCAACACATTCCACGCTGCGACAGTCGCCGTTAGAGTGGTCCCAACATATCCACTCAACACACGACGCTGGCCTGACCCGGCTCCACCGGTGATGAAGATTTCCATACCATCATATTCAGCATTGATAGCCGAGGCGCCATTAGGCAAGACAACGGTTGTCAGCGTGGACGATTGAATGAATCCGGTGAAGTATGTATCCGGAAACTCAACTACCAACTTGCCGTCGGTCGCCGCAGGAATGACAGCCTTCTCCAGCAGTTTGATCGGGTCGGCAAGTGTGATCTTGATCGCACCGGACGAATCAGGCCCGGCGATTGAATCGATGATGAATCGCTGCTCCTCGAAATAGACCTCGCTGTATGGCTCGGCCAGGAAGCCGCGGCGGATTCTCGCCGGTCGGCCGAACGTGTACAGGTGTCGCGCCTGGAACCTGCGCCAGAACGTGCCGCCCGCAACGGCCGCACGCGTGTCAACGTATGGGTCTAGCTCGGTGTCGTTGTCTGTCTCATCAACCAGTGTGCAGGTCGCCCTTGATCGGATCGCAAGACCTTTGCCGGGCTGAATCTCGGTCGGAGCGATATCGATGTTCGTCAGGTATGGCCGAGCAGTCTGTCCAGGTTGCGCCGGCATGCCGCGAAGACAGAACTTGAGCGTTTGCACGGTCTGGATAAAGTTCGGTTTATCCTTGCACGTGCTGAAAGTGTTGTAGCACTTGGTTCCTGTGGCAGTGCATGGCGTAATGCCGAATGTGTTGGCGCATACACTCACATCCAATTCAAGATACGCCGCGGTGAACCGATCATGAGCCTGTGCCGGATCAGTCCCAAGCACAAGCTGCGCACCGGAAGCCGTGAAGACGGGGATGCCCGTAGGGCTGACGACAAAGGCGCGTGGGGCGATGGGCTTGGTCATTCAACCACCGCAGTCAGGTCGAAACTCACATCAGCTTGCGCGGCCTGGTAGTGCGGCAAACGAAGATCATCGCCGGCCGTCACCAAATATGGTTCCGCGTCAACGCCGGCATTCCACTGCCAGCCGAACGGAGTCGCTCGCAGATGAGCACGCCACGCCGGCAGGAACGTTGCCCGAATCCAAGTCCAGGATGTGCGCCGGAATGTCACCGCTTGCGACCATTCGACGAACTGCGTCACCTTGCCGAGCGGCTGACCGTTCTCGTTCCGGTTCGTCCGCGTCACGCTTGATCTGGATAGCGGGTCAAAATCTACGCTGAGGAATCCGTCCGGCTCAAGCTTCACTCCGGCAGCAACAATCGCCAAGCTCGGCATTGTCGTCCCGGTTATCCTGATCCGCCAGTACCGAAACGACGTTGATGTAAACGTTCGGGCGAATGCAGCGTTGCTTATTGGCGTCAATGTGTCAACAAGAACGTTCGATGCAGCAAAATTATCCGTCGATCCGCGAAGCTCAATCGTCGCCGCCTGCGTGAACAGGTCGTGGCCGTAGACGAACCAGTAGTCGGCAGCCTGCGCAGTCAGGCAATCCACCGTTACCGTAGCCGGCAAAGCAGTTGGCTTCCACCATGTGTACGGCCGCCAGTCCCATAGGTTATCCGCGTGAAACGGCAACGCCGCAGTCGTGCTCGCCGTCACGATGCCGTCGGTGAAATTGTTATCGTATAAGATGCGTGGCTTCATGATTGCGTCACCAGCAAATCTGCGCCATCACTAATAGCTTCGTTCAATAACGGCAGAAGTTCATCCCGAATCTGGCGCGCAGAGAATGCGCTGCCGACCAGCGTCACGTTGATTGTCTGCCGTTGTCTTGCCGTTACGCTGGCATTGGCAGTCGGACTCGGTACGTCGAATCTTCCTTGCCCAGGTATTACAGGCACAGCACCGCCGGCCGCAGCACCGCCGCCAAACGACGTGGACCTGATTCTTTGCACGTTCGCAAGTCCGGCCGCGATCGCAGCAGCAGCAGCGATGGCACCAAGTATGGGACCAACATAAGGAATGCCGGCCATCGCCGAGAACGCGGCCGTAGCCGACTTGTATGTGTTGATGACCGTCTCACCGATCGCCGCGGCCTTGCCGACTTCGAACATGCTGCGAGACTTGGAATTCATTAGTGCAGATAATTGATTCAGGAAAAATCCAGCCGAGTCAAAATCGAGTTTTCGATACAGGCGGTTTATCCCGAACCTGCGGCGGGCCTCTTCTTCTTCGATATCGAAGAGTCTTTGCTGATGATCCTGTTCGGCCTTTTCGCGCAAATCTTGAAACTCGCGCTCAGTGATTAGCTCATCCTCGCGGAACGCGATCAACGCAAACGATCGTTCTAGATAGGTGCGATTTTCAGTTTCAAGTTGCGTTTCGAGCGAGAACCGCAACGACTCAAGCCGAGCATCCTGTGAATCCTGGAATGCCTTCGACTCTCGCGCGATCCGCTCAAGTGTTTTCTGGGCTTCTTCTTCTGATCTTTTGAAGGCTTCTGTTGCTTTTTCTTCGGCATCATCAACCAGCTTAAGCCGGAATAACTCGCGCTTCAGTTCATCATCTCTTAGCTTGGCAAGCGCTTCTTGAGCTTTCTTCGCTTTTTCTGCGGCCTTCTCATCGATGATCGGGGCATCTACTCGGCCTTGATCGCCCCTATCCCGTCGAAGGAATGCTCTCGCCTGATCCTGAATCCGCGTGATAAGTGCCTCAGTTTCGCGAAGCTCTATATTCGCAGCCTGAATCATCTCCGGGTTGCGCTGGGTTTCGAGTTCCTTACGGAGGGAAGCGACACGCATTTGCAAACGCGCGAGAACTTTGTCGCTTGAATTCTCGGACTCACTGCCGCTGATAGCGATGAATGAATTTACAATCGCAGCAGTCGCACCGCCTACGCTTAGCTTCAATTTCTCCCAGCTTGTTGAGAGTTTGTCTATTTCAGATTGGAGCTTGACCGCACTCTGAATTGCTTCTTCTGATACTCCGCCGAACTTAGTCAAACCTTCGCGGCCCTGATTTAGGAACGCCGTCATTCGCGCGCCGGCACGGCCGAACAGGTCTACAGCTAATGCATTCTTTGCGAGACCATCATTGAACGTGGAGAACCTATCAGCAACATCACCCAGAATCTGCTCCGTGTTACGCAGGTTGCCGCTTGAGTCCTTGAGCGATATTCCGAGCGCCTTGAACAAGGCGACCGCTTTCTCGTTACCTCCCGCCGCCTCGGCGATCTTGACGTTCAGCTTTGAGATACTCGTGGTGAACTGATTAGAATCTACGCCGGCAGCTCTAGCCGACAATTGAAACGCAGAAAGCGATGATGCCGCAACACCAATGCCTTGCGCAGCCTCATCGAGATCATCAAGGGCATTGACGATATTAGTCAGACCGGAGATTATGGCGGCGCCGCCGATGACGGCACCGAACGCAGCACTCGCAGCGCCAAGCCCGCCGAACGAGCCAGCTAGACCAGCAAGGGATTTGTCGATCTGGCGAAAGACGCTTGAGGCGTTGTCTTCCGCGGTGATCTTGATCTTGGATTCAGCCATCTTTCAGCACATCCCGCAGCGCGTACAGCCTCTCCAACATCAAGACTTCATCATCTACACCTTCGACCGCCATCAGATACAACACGTCAGGGAATCGAACCTCACTCCCGAGCTTGTTCCAGATGTGGATCGCGGCTTCGTTTCCTCCGGTCAATGGTGGAAGGTGTTTTGTGTTGTCTCCGGGTTGGCAGAATCCCATCTTGACCATGTTCGCCTCCTGCCGATCGGAGCGAACATGGTCCGTCAGTTTTTTATCTCGGCTTCCTTCTTCGACTTTCGTTCGTCGTACCGTTTCACCAACTCGCGAAACCCGTCGTCATAAAGCTCCGGCCATTTGTCGAACACGTACTCCACAAGCTCTGGCGCGAATGCCATCGGATCGGTCGGGAGATCATCTGCTAGATGGCACATACGCACACCAGTCCATCCGACGATGGCTTGGTTCATTACCACCGGTTGAAGCCTGCCCATATCTAATGGCTCGCCCTTCGAATGCACTTGTCTCATAGCCTGCCGCATTTGCATCTCTGTCGGGATGCGAAGCTTCAAACCGATCTCGTCTTTCTCAAATGTGAATTCACGGCTTGCCTCAATCCTGAGTTTCAGTTCTGCCGCATCCATAAATCCTTAATAGCGCGTCACGAGATTAGCGAGAGTAAATGTGAGGTTTGTAGTCAGCGGAGAATTCAATGCAATCGTCGGCGTGCGCTGGATCGCCCAGTACCCGGTTCCGTAGATAATCGATCCGCTCGGCAAGGTAAATCGAATTGCCATTAGGGCTTTGGCATCGGACGCAGTAGTGACCACGGCCACGTAGCCTTGCGTTGTGTCATCGAGCATTGTGAATGTGAACGTTGACGGACTCTCGACGGTCGGAATCTGCTTCTGGATCACGTCTTCCAGCGTCGTCACATCGGCGAACTGAGTCTCGCCACCGGCGAACGCAACCTCACGGATGCCATTCAGGCTTACCCACGTTGATATTTCTCTCACCGATCCAGTACCTTGGCCAGCCGGGAAAAACGTTGTCGAAGTCGTGTTGATGTCATCGAAGGTCACGTCATTGGTCGCGACCGCCGAAGCTCGAACAACTCGTTTGTCGAGACGCCCCCATCCGGATATGACTTCGAGAATGTCGTTGACAACAACGCCGTGCGAAGCTTCAAGCGTGGCGACCGCCTCGGTTGCATTCGAGATCGCCGTCATGCTCTTGACAGCGGCGTACACGGAAGCAACTGCAACTGATGTGCCGGTGGATAGCGTTACGGTTGCCATGTCTCATTCCTAAAGTAGTGTCCCCGGCGCATTCGCCGCCGTGTAAACCGATGTCTCGTACCTGAGCGCCATGCGTGCAATTGGTCTGTCCGCCTCGCCGGCGAATTCAGGCCTATCCGTCGCCGTCAGTCTCAGGTAAATTTGTTTGCCGCCTACAGTCAACACAACCCCCAATGCAACCTCGACCTCTTCCGCAATCTGATCCAGCAAATTCGAAGCATCGGCTATGCTTTTCGTGATCGGCTCAACCGCGATCTCTAGAATACGCAGCAATATAAGGGGCGAGTCCAAAGACTCTACTGTCACGGACTCGCTGCACGTCACCAGAAGTCCCGGTAGCTGATTCTCCTGAAACTGATACGGGTCTTCGGTGTAAACCCTTGCCCCCGTTGTAGCCAATCCTGTTACCGCAGTAACTACAGCGTCGCGCACCAGTTTGCGGGCGTGTGCCATCTACTGGCGCTCCAATAACAGCACCGTTATCCCCGTTCCGTCCGGTTCGATCCCAACTACTTTGTAGGAGATCGTCCTCACGGTTGCCGCGGCATCGAATACAACTCCACTTACGTCCGATGTCTTGCATGTCAGTGCCGGCCTTGTTCCTGCGACTCC